CAAAGTTTTCCTGCCTTTAGAGCCGATTTAAACTCAGCCTTACAAGCATTAGCATCTAATAATTCTGGCGCAACAGAACCATCAACAATGTTCGCTAATATGTGGTGGTATGATAGTGCTAACAACATAATGTATATCAGAAACGAAGACAATGATGCGTGGATAAAGTTCGCAGAATTAGACCAGACTAATGATAAATTCGTTTTAAGTGGCACATTACAACTAGATGATGGAACAGTATCAGCACCTGCCTTAACATTTAACTCAGATACTAATATGGGTATCTACAGAGGTGGCACAGACATATTAAAGTTTGTAACAGCAGGAACAGATGCGATTACAATAGATGCTAATCAGAATACAACTTTTGCAGGAGAAGTTACTGCTGATGACTTAAATTTATCGGTTGGTACAGGAGGTGATGGAATACAAATAACAAGCACAGGTGCAAATTATTTAAACATTGGTCTTGATACAAACAGAACAGGTTCATCACAAACACTTACTCAAATGGAGCAAAAGTGGAATGGAACTACTGTTGCAAGATTAAATTTTATTACAGGCACAGACACAACTAATAAAGATGATGGAGAAATAAGACTTCAAACAGCATCAGCAGGTACACCACTTAATCGCATAAGAGTTGAAAACAATGGAGACATCAGCTTCTACGAAGACACAGGCACAACACCAAAGTTCTTTTGGGATAGTAGTGCTGAGTCTTTAGGTTTGGGAACTGCAAGTCCTGCACATTTTCTAGATGTTGTAGCACAAAATGCAGGTACAGATGCAACAATGAGAATAAAAACAACTGGAACACAAACTTATAGTGATGCTTTTTTGTACTTAGAAACAGCAGGTTCAGGTATTACAGGCATTGCTTTTGGCGATTCTGCTGATGATAATGTCGGTTTAATAAACTACGACCATTCAGATAATTCTTTATACATTAGAACAAATGCTACACGAGCTTTAACCATTGATAATAGCCAAAACTTGTTGGTGGGTACGACTGATAGTTCTGTTTTTAACAATAGTGGTTCTGGTACTGGAATAAACTTACAAAACTTTGGTAATATTGCAGTCGCTAGAGATAGTAATGATTGTATGGCTCTTAATCGTCTTAACTCAGATGGTAGCATATTAGTATTCAACAAAGACGGAGCTACTGTAGGAAGTATTGCATCTCGTGCAGGTTCAGTATCTACTATTATACTTGACCCAACAGCAACAGGTGGAGGTATATCTGGTGGTGGTGGTGCTTTATATCCAACAGACCACGCAGGTACATTGTCAGATGGTGCTTTAACTCTTGGTGATGCTTCATATCGTTGGAATAACCTCTACCTATCAGGTGGTGTATACTTAGGTGGCACTGATTCACTTCATAAGCTTGATGACTATGAAGAGGGAACTTGGATACCCGGAGTAGAAGATTATGGAGGAACAGCTACGTTTGCCGATGCAAATTTTACTAAAATAGGAAGAATTGTTCATGCTTCAGTAAAAGTATTATTAGATGGAACTTCAGATGCTTCTGGGTTTAAAGTAAATGGATTACCTTTTACTTCTTTAAATACTACAAATAGTCTTTTTGGCGGATATATAAGTTACACCAGTAGCACATTAACAGATAATATATATGTATTTGTTGAGAGTAATAACACTAAAATAAAGCTATATACAACAGGTGGAAGTAGTGTTTCATATAATGATATAGGTGCAAACAAAGAAATCAGATTGGTGGTCACTTATTTTACAACATAACCCTATTGGACATAGGGTAGTCAGTCCATTAACCAAAAGGAGTAAAAAATGGCAACATTAACAGAAGAAACAATACAAGACAAAATAGAGATAGTGGGTGATTTTAAACACATTCAGATTAGGACAGCAGTGGTCATCAAGAGAGATGGCACAGAGATAAGCCGTAGCTTCTCAAGGCATGTTGTTGCACCTGATATAAGTGCAGATGACTTAGCGAATGAGAGTGCAGAAGTACAAGCCATATGCAATGCAGTACACACAGATGCAATCAAGACAGCTTATGCAGAACATTTAGCAAATCAGGAGGTTTAAATGGCAGTAACTTATGAATGGCAAGTATCTAATATGGAACGTAATCTAGCCGATGGTGGTGTTACTATTGTGCATTGGAATTGTGTAGGTACAGAGAATGAAATATCCTCACGTTCTTATGGAACAACATCACACACACCAGATGCTTCAGCTACAGACTTTGTAGCATTTGATGACTTAACAGAAGAAGTTGTTTTAGGTTGGGTTCATGCTTCTGTAGATAAAGATGAAATTGAAGCAAATATTGCATCACAGATAGATGCAAAGGCTAACCCAACAACAGCAAGTGGAGTATCTTGGTAATGAGTGAAACAGTAACAATTAATGATAAAGAGTTTAAGTTTGAAGATTTAGATGAAAGTCAAAAATATTATTATTCGCAGATAAAACTAACACAACAAGAAGCCGATAGCTTAAAAATTAAGTTAGACCAAATGACAGGTTCAAATTTGTTTTTCAAAGACCAATTAGCAAAATCACTAATAAAAGAGGAAGATAATGGTCAAAGCGAGTGATGTTAAGGCTCAAATTGATACTCATGAAGCTGTCTGTGCAGAAAGATGGAAAGAGACTATCTTAAGGATTAAACGTATTGAGCATATCATGATAGCTACAGCAGGAACTTTAATCATTATGATGGCTACTTTGTTAATGAGATAAATATGGTAGTTGCTGAAATCCTTACTGGTATAGCTCTAGTCCAAAAGTCAGTAGATTTCATTAAGAGCAACATAGGTACTGTAAACGACATAAAAGACATAGCCAAACAGATTGACGGGTTTTTTCTTGGCGAAGAACAGATGAACAAGGGTCAAGGCAAAGGACTTTCATTAAAGGAACAATTTGGCTCGGTTGAATCAAGTGCAGAAGATTTTATAAACCGCAAACTTTTAGAAGAACGAAGAAACGAACTTAAACAATTAATAAATCTTAGATTTGGACCTACTGCCTGGGATTCTATACTAGCTGAAAGAGCAGAAAGAATAAACCAAGCCAAAGAAGCTCAAAGACAAGCAAGAGCAAAAGCAAGAAAAGAACAAGAAGAAATATTTGAGGTTTTAAAATGGGTTGGATATGGGTTTATCATAATTGGTTTAGTAATTGCTTTTATCGTTGTAGGTGTAAAGGTATTCGCTAAAGACTACTCATATGACCAGAAAGTCAGACAAGGTTTAATAAAAGAGCCTAAAATGACTACTTGTAGGTTAAAAAAACAAAAAGTTTACAAGGATAAAATGGCTTGCATTTATCAAGGTGCAAATAAAACCTATGAAATGGAGTTTGCTGATATTAGGGTAGGCTGTCCAAAACAGTATAAATGTGTTTTTAATCCTAATGGAGATGAACCCTCAATAGACAAAGTAATGGAAAGTTTGAGGAGTATAGCTAAATGACAGCCTTTATGCTTGCTTGCACATTAAACGGAATAGCTACTGGTGGCATATACTTTGAAAATGTAAATGTTTGTTTGCAGTATAGGGATAAACTCAATAATCAATCATATATGAAAGCAGACAAGCCACAGGTTTATGAATGTATTTGTAAACTAATGCCTTTTGTAGATACAGAGAAAGTGAGGGTTTATTAATGGTAACAGTTGAACAGTTTCTTAAATGGAAAATACTACCAAGATGCATGATGCTTGCTAGTACAGTTATGTCTTGGCGTTGTGCTGAATGGTTTATGGATTTAGATAACCCTACGTCACAGCAGTCAGCTTTTGTATCGGTTGTAATGGGTGTTATGACAGGTGTCTTTGGTATTTGGATGGGTCACGAACATAAAGGGGATAAATAATGGATATAGAGCATTTAAAAAAAGATATTATGTTTGAAGAGGGTGTTAAGTATGAAGTTTATAATGACCATCTTGGATATAAAACTTTTGGTGTAGGGCATTTAGTAAGGGCTACAGACCCAGAAAATGAAATGGAAGTAGGTACGCCAGTATCTAAAGAAAGAGTTGATGAATGCTTTGAGGTTGATTTATATGTTGCGATTAATGATGCTGAAAAGTTCTGCGAGGGTATAGAAGTTGACGATAATATCAAAGAATGTGTAACCCATATGGTTTTTCAGTTAGGTTTACCAAGATTAAATAAATTTAAAAATTTTAAACAAGCCTTAGTTGATGGTGATATTGCAAAAGCCCAAATTGAGATGAAAGATTCACTTTGGTATAGGCAAACAACGAATAGGGCTGAAAGATTAATAGAAAAAATGGGAAAAAGTTTATGATACAAGCATTAATAGGACCAGTTACAGGTCTTTTAGATAAGTTTATAGAAGATAAAGACCAAAAAGCTAGATTAGCTCATGATATAGCGACTATGAGTGAGAAACATGCCCAGGAACTTGCTAAAGGCCAATTAGAAATAAATAAAGCAGAAGCTAGTCATAAATCTATATTTGTTGCAGGTTGGAGACCCTTTATAGGGTGGACTTGTGGAATAGCTTTAGCATGGCATTTTGTACT